AATCAAAGATGCTAAAGAATTATCAGATTTAAAAAATCAAATAAGAGATGCTGAAGCAGTTACAGAAGAAGAACGTAGACAATTAGAAATTCAGAAAACAACAGAGCATTATGATAAGTTAATAGCATTAGCAAAAGCAAAAGGTTTAGCAACAGAAGCATTAGAAAATGCTAAAACAAATGCTTTAAATAAATTATCAGAACAAAAGTCTAAAAATGAAATACAATGGGAGAAACTTACGCAACAACAAAAAACAGCAATAGTTTCTAATGGGTTTAAAAATTTAGCAAATATATTAGGAGAAGAAAGTGCAGCAGGTAAAGCAGCAGCAATAGCAGCAGCTACAATAGACACATATCAAAGTGCAAATGCTTCTTATAAATCATTAGCAGGTATTCCAATTGTTGGTCCAGCATTAGGTGCAGTAGCAGCAGGTGCAGCAATAGTTTCAGGTTTGGCAACTGTTAAGAAAATAACATCAACAAAAATACCAAGTAATAAAAGTGTTTCTGCACCATCAGGTGGTTCAGTTCCAAGAACATCAGTATCTCAACCTCCTGCATTTAATGTAGTAGGTGCAAGTGATACAAACCAATTAGCAGATGCAATAGGAAGCCAATCACAAGAACCTGTTAAAGCATACGTTGTAGCAAATGATGTAAGTACAGCACAAAGTATGGATAGGAATATAGTTGAGGGTGCATCTATTTAAAATACAAAATAAATAAATAATAACTATATAAGTATATGAATATTGTTGAATTAGTACTTGACGAACAAAATAATGAAATAGGTATAGAAGCAATTAGCGTTGTGGAAAATCCTGCTATCGAAGAAGATTTTATTGCATTAAATTCTGATGTTGTAGAATTAAAAGAAGTAGATAAGGAGAAACAAATTTTATTAGGTGCTTTATTAATACCTAACAAGCCTATTTATAGAAGAAGTGGAGATGAAGAGTATTATATATATTTCTCAAAAGATACAGTTGTAAAAGCATCACAAATGTATTTGATGAATGGAAATCAAAACAAAGCTACTTTAGAACACGAATATGAGATATTAGGTTTATCACTTGTAGAAAGTTGGATAGTAGAAGATGAGGTACACGATAAGTCAAGAAAGTATGGAATGAATGTACCTGTTGGTACTTGGATGGGTGCGATTAAAGTAAACAATTCAGAGGTTTGGAATAATTTCGTAAAGACAGGTAAGGTAAAAGGTTTTAGTATTGAGGGTTATTTCATAGATAAAATGGAAAGACCTAAAGAAAAAATCGCAGATTTTAAAGAACCAATTAAAGATTTACAAGAAGAATTAAAAGCAATAGAGGAAGCAGAAGCAGAATTTATGTTATCTGAAATTAAGGCAATTATTAAGAATGATAAAAGACTTAAAAAAGGTAAAAGAACAGAAATGGAAAGTTTTTCAGATTATCCTCAATCTGTAAGTAACAATGCTAAAAGAGGTATTGAATTAAATAAAAAGGTAAATAATAAGTGTGCTACACAAGTAGGTAAAGTAAGAGCACAACAATTAGCAGATAGAAAGCCAGTAAGTATGGAAACTATAAAACGTATGTTTTCTTATTTAAGTAGAGCAGAAGAATATTATAAGACAGGAGATACAGAGGCTTGTGGTTATATATCTTATTTATTGTGGGGTGGTAAGTCAGCTAAAACTTGGGCAGAAAATAAAATTAAACAGAATGAGAAAAAATAACAATAGCACACCAAGTAGAACAAGTCCTAAAGCAAGCAAAAGAGGTTGTTTGTGTAAGAATGGTAAATACTCAAAAAAGTGTTGTGATGGTAGTTTACAAGCACAAGGAATAGGTAGAACATCTACTACAATATAAACGAAAATACAAATTAATTTTTTTAATACTATATAATTATATGAAACCAAGTGAAATGTTAAATCAAGTAAAAACTCTTTTAGGAGTGGAAGTAAAACTTGAGCAAATGAATTTAGAAAACGGAACTGTTTTAGAAGCAGATGCTTTTGAAGTAGGTAATGAAGTTTTTATCGTAAACGAAGAAGATAGAATTGCTTTACCTGTTGGAGAGTATGTTTTAGAAAACGGACAAATTTTAGTTGTAGAAGAAGAGGGTTTAATCAAAGAGATGAAATCTGAAAACAACGAAGAAGAAGAAATCGAAGTAGAAGCAGAAGAAGAAAAGAAAGAAGAAATGGGTTATGCTACTAAAGAAGAACTTGCAGAGGTTAAATCAATGATTGAAGAAATCAAAGCAATGTTAGAGCCTAAAGAAGAAAAAGAAGAAATGAGTGAAGAGGTAAAACAAGAGTTATCTTCTGATGTGGTTAATGAAATTCCAGAAGAAGTAAAACAAGAATTATCAGAACCTGCTGCTGAACCGATTAATACAAATGTAGAGGTTTCTAAAACAGAAGTAAAATTTAATATAGCATCTAAAAGAAAGATGTCTACATTAGATAGAGTAATGAGCAAAATAAATAAACTTTAATCAAAAATAAATTAAATAAAAATGAGTGTATCTTTAACATCAACTTATGCAGGCGAATTTTCAGGCAAGTATATTGCTGCTGCATTATTATCTGCATCTACTTTAGATAGTGGTGCGATTTCTATTTTACCAAACGTAAAATTTAAAAGTGTAATTCAAAAAGGAGCAACTGATGACATCGTAAAAGATGCGTCTTGTGACTTTGTAACTAATCAAGGAACTTTAACTTTAACAGAAGCAGTTTTACAACCTGAAGAATTTCAAGTAAACTTACAATTATGTAAAAAAGAACTACATAATTCTTGGGAGGCTGCACAAATGGGTTATTCTGCATTTGATAATTTAGCACCATCTTTCGCTGAATTTGTAATTTCTCACGTTGCTGCAAAAGTAGCTGATAAGACAGAGAAAAACATTTGGAGTGGAGCAACTGCAAATAGTGGAGAATTTGATGGATTTACTGCAAAGTTAACTGCTGATGCAGATGTAATTGATGTAGTTGCAGGAACTGTAACTGCTGCAAACGTTATTGCTGAAATGGGTAAAGTAGTAGATGCTATTCCAACTGCAGTTTACGGACAAGAAGATTTAACATTATATGTTTCTTCAAATGTAGCAAGAGCATACATTAGAGCATTAGGAGGGTTTGCTGCAACTATCGGAGCAAATGGTTCTGATAACAAAGGAACTCAATGGTACAATGGTGGAGAATTATCTTTTGATGGTATCAACATCTTTGTTGCTAAAGGATTAGCTGATAACACTATGGTAGCTGCACAAAAATCAAACTTATATTTCGGTACTGGTATCTTAAATGACCAAAACGAAGTGAAAGTAATTGATATGTCAGACATCGATGGTTCACAAAATGTAAGAATAATTATGAGATTTACTGCAGGAGTACAACACGTATTCGGTGGAGATATCGTTCTTTATTCATAATAAATTAATTAATAATCATTAAAGAGGTGGGTATGCTTAATGCACACCTACCTTTTTTATTTAAAACAATATAAAAATATGGCTTGTTCATTAACAACAGGTAGAAAAGTACCTTGTAAGTCAGCAGTAGGTGGTATTAAAACTATTTATTTTGCTGATTATGGAACTTTAGGAGATGCTACTATATCTTCAGGAGAAATTACTGCATTTGCAGGTACTCCATCTTGGTTTCAGTTTGATGTAAAAGGTAGTTCTGCTTTAGAAACTGCTATTAACTCATCAAGAGAAAATGGTACAACTTTCTATGAAAGTACATTAACTATGTCTTTAACTTTTCAAGACAAAGCAACACAAGAGGAATTAAAATTAATTGCACACGCAAGACCTCACGCAGTTGTAGAAGATTATAATGGAAATTATTTCTTATTAGGATTAGAACACGGTGCAGAGGTTACAGGTGGTTCTATTACTACTGGAGCAGCAATGGGAGATTTAAGTGGTTACTCTTTAACGATAGTAGCACAAGAAACTGCACCTCCTTATTTTGTTGTACCTGCTGTAATTACTGCAGATGCATCAGCTACACAAATAGACCCAACTGCATAATAATTTTTCTATTTAGGTTTTTAAAAGGGTATCTTAACGGATACCTTTTTTTTTATTTTATTAATACACACAAAAAATAGAATTTATTACTATATACTAATATAGAAAAAATATGAAGATATTAAGTACAAGTTCAAATTCACAAACCATTAAGGTAATACCAAGAATTTATACTACATCTATAACAATGAGATTAAGAGATGATAGTACGAATGATGAAGTTTATTTAATATTACCAAGTTCTGTAATTATTAAAGATTATTTAGAAATAACAAACGTATTTACTTTAAAAGAGGGTCATTTTTACGATTTAAAGATTTATGAAATAAGAGGAGACTATGGTACTTTTAAAGACAGAGTTATTGCAAGTGGTGGTGTATTTGAAAACAATACTTGTTTGTTTAACTTTTTAGATGCAGAGAACTTAATAAATACATCTGATTTAGATATTATTTATAGAGATAAAATATTTTGTACAGACCAAACTATTAACCAAGATACAAACAGTTATTATTCTGTTAACAAGGATGAATATGTTAGCAAAGCAGGTAATAACGATTATATAGTATTATAATATGAATGATTTAAGAGTTTTAAATTTATCAACCTATACAAGTCCAGAGATAAAGGAAACTAAAACAGATAGTTTTGTTTCTTATGGAGAAGATAATAATTACTTTCAGTTTTTGATTGATAGGTATAATGGTAGTGCAACAAATAATGCTATTATTAATGGAATGTCAGAAATGATATTCGGTAAAGGTTTAGATGCAACTGATAGCAATAGAAAACCTGAAGCTTATGCTAAAATGATGACTTTATTTCACGATGATTGTGTAAGAAGATTATCATCTGATTTAAAATTAATGGGAAACTGTGCTATGCAAGTTATTTATTCTAAAGACAGAAAAAGTATTGCAAGAGTAGAGCATATACCTGTACAAACATTAAGAGCAGAAAAATGTAACGAAAAAGGAGAAATTGAAGCATACTATATGCATCCTGATTGGGCAAACTATAAAAAGAATGATACTTTAAAAAGAATACAAGCATTTGGTTATGGTAACGACCCAATACAGATTTATTATGTAAAACCATATAAAGCAGGTTTTAAATATTATTCTCCAGTAGATTATCAAGGTGGGTTACAATATGCAGAGTTAGAAGAAGAAATATCTAATTACCATTTAAATAATATTATGAATGGATTAGCACCAAGTATGTTAATCAATTTTAATAATGGTACTCCAGACCCTGAACAAAGACAATTAATAGAAAATAGAATATATCAAAAGTTCAGTGGTAGTTCTAATAGTGGTAAATTTATTTTATCGTTTAATGATGATGCAAATACTGCTGCAAGTATAGAGCCAATACAATTAAGTGATGCACATAATCAATACCAATTCTTATCAGATGAAAGTATGCGTAAAATTATGGTTGCTCACAGAGTTGTTTCTCCTATGTTATTAGGTGTAAAAGACAGTAGTGGTTTAGGTAACAATGCAGATGAGTTAAAAACTGCATCTTTATTAATGGATAATACAGTTATTAGACCATTTCAGACACTTTTAATAAATGCCTTTGATGATATATTAGCTTACAATGATATTAGCTTAAATCTATATTTTAAGACTT